TGGCTTTTTCTTTCCTTCTTATATAAACAGGTCTGGGTGCTATAATAAAGATGGAGTCTCTGATGTAATCAAGGCCTTACTTGAAATTCTACTTGCTAGATATAAAGCTAAGTATTCTGCAGACCCTCAGTCTGTTTTGAGAGTTATTGCTGAAGACCCGATTACTCCAGCAGAAGCTATTATTAAAGTTAAGGCTTCTTACTTCCCCACAGCTGCTATTAATGAGAGAATAGCTCAGCTAGACGAAGACCCTAGAGCATACAGTGATGTCTATGTGGGTGATTTAGTACTCAGAGACGGAGAAGTTTCTTTTACTCCTTCTGGAGACACTCCGATACATAGATACGGAGTGGATAACTCTACAAGAGGTGCTATTGAAATATTTGAGATGCCAGAAAGGAATAGGGAAGGAGCTGTCTTTAGTGGAAGATATATAGTTGGCCATGACCCTGTTGATAATGACCAAGCCGAGTCTTCTTCTTTGAGTTCTACTTTTGTCTTTGATTTGTTTACTGATAAAATAGTAGCAGAGTACACCGGAAGACAAGCGTTTGCTGATGATAACTTTGAAATAGTAAGGAAGCTGTGTTTGTTTTACAACGCAAGATGCCTCTTTGAGTCTAATAAGAAAGGTATCTTTGCATACTTTGCCAAGATGAATTGTACTCACTTGCTTGCCGAGACTCCTGAGTACCTTAGAGAAAAGCAACTTGTGAAATATAGTGCCTTTGGCAGTAATAAGTACGGGGTTAATGCTAATGCTCCAGTTAATGACTATGCTAATGGTTTGCTGAGAGATTGGTTATTGAAGCCTATAGTTGTAATTAATAAAGGAAGTGGAGGGGAGCTACAGGAAACTACTATACCTATGTTGTATACTATAAGGAACAGAGCACTCCTTGAAGAGTTAGCTAGCTATACTCCAGAACTTAATGTTGATAGAATCAGAGCTATGGGTATGGTTATGCTGTATAGGCAAGAGAAAATCATTTTGTATCAGGGAGATATGAGTGTTGACAGAATTGAGAAAGCCAATTCTGAGTACCTCGGCAATGACAAATTCTTTACCAATAATTACGATAAAAGAATGCTAAAATACAGTAAATTTAGCAAAAACTAAGAGTATACTTAATTTTTTATTTATTTGCTTGGATTACTGAGAATAGTTTCTTAATTTTGCAACGATTTTAAAAGGTATTATATGAGTAGACAATATAGCGGATTTCCTCAACAACAATTATCCTTCTCTGCCAAGACAAAAGCTTGGCGGAAGAAGTGTGTTGACTGGGGTGCAGAGCAAGGCACTATAGCATATAGTCCCGTTAGAAAGTCTATTATTCATAAGAAGATAAACTATGATTTACTCAATGGTATTCTGCATATGCAAGACCTTGAGAACATAGTTAACCCTGAGAATCTTGAGGCTGGTTTTATTCCTGACAAGATACAGCATTATCCTATTATGAACTCTAAATTAAATGTTCTTAGAGGCGAAGAGTCTAAGAGAGTATTTGATTATAGAGTTGTTATTACTAACCCTAATGCTATATCTGAGATAGAGGCAGAAAAGAAGCAGCAAGTGTTTGCTTCTTTACAGCAATTAATTGCTGAGAATGCTCAGTCTGAGGAAGACTTCAATACAAAGCTTGAGAAGCTTGGTGAGTATTATTCTTATGAATGGCAAGACATGAGGGAAGTTAGAGCAAATGCTCTCCTTAATCATTATGTTAAGGAGTATAATATTCCCTTTATGTTTAACCAGGGCTTTATGGATGCTGCAGCTGTTGCTGAGGAACTCTATCAATGTGATATTGTTGGAGGAGAGCCGACAGTAGAGAGACTTAATCCAAATAAGGTTAGAATATATAAATCTGGTTTCAGTAATAAGGTTGAAGATGCCGATATGATTGTTATCGAAGACTACTGGTCTCCCGGTAAAGTTATTGACACCTTCTATGATGTACTGACCAGTAAGGATATTAAATATATAGAGGAACTTCCGTATGCATCTGCAACTGACCCTGTTGATTCTATGGATAATATAGATGAGCGGGCTGGTTTTATTCATGCACACATGGTGAGTGATGTAGTTGAGGAGAATTACTTTATTGACCCTGAATCTCTCTTTACTGTAGATGATATGGACCATCTTCTTCCTTATGATTTTGCTGGTAACATCAGAGTTTCCAGAATCTACTGGAAGTCCAGAAGGAAGATTAAAAAGGTTAAATCTTATGACCCTGTGACAGGAGAAGAGGTGTTTACTTTCTACCCTGAGACTTATGTTTGTGATGAGACTCTTGGTGAGGAAGAACAAATCTTCTGGATTAATGAGGCTTGGGAAGGCACCAAGATTGGTAAGGATATCTATGTCAATATGAGACCTAGACCTATTCAATATAATAGGTTAAGTAATCCTTCCAGATGTCATTTTGGTATCATTGGTTCTATCTATAATCTCAATGATGAGAAGCCGTTCTCTCTTGTGGATATGATGAAGAAGTACAACTACCTTTATGATGTTATCCACGACAGACTAAACAAGCTGATGGCTAAGAATTATGGTAAGATTATTTACCTTGACTTAGCTAAAGTTCCTAAGGGCTGGGATATCGGTAAGTGGATGTTCTATGCGAGAACTAACGGTATTGCAGTCATTGATTCCTTTAAGGAAGGTAATATAGGTGCTGCTACTGGTAAAATTGCAGGTGCTCTTAACAACGCCTCTAATGGTGTCCTTGATGCTGAATTAGGTAATTCCATCCAACAGCAAATTAATCTGCTTGAGTTCATTAAGATGGAGATGGCAGAGGTTGTTGGTATTACTAAGCAAAGAGAGGGTCAAATTGCTAATAGAGAGACAGTTGGTGGTGTTGAAAGAGCTACTCTTCAGTCCTCTCATATTACCGAGTGGTTATTTACTATTCACGAAGACTTAAAGAAACGAGTTCTCGAATGCTTCCTTGAGACTGCCAAGATTGCTCTCAGGGGGAGAACAAAGAAATTCCAATATATTCTCTCCGATAACTCTCTTAGGGTTATGGAGATTGATGGTGATGAATTTGCTGAATGTGACTATGGTCTAGTTGTAGACAGCAGCAATGCTGCTCAGGAGTTAGGTCAGAAGTTAGATGTCTTAGCTCAGGCTGCCTTACAAACTCAGACATTATCCTTCTCTACGATTATGCAACTCTACAACTCCAGCTCTCTTGCTGAAAAGCAAAGACTTGTTGAGAGAGATGAGCGACAAATGAGAGAAAGAGCAGAACAAGCACAACAACAGCAACTGCAGGCTCAACAGGAGATTGCGACTCAACAGACTCAACAGAAGCAACTGGAGCTTCAGATGAAGGACCAGATGAATGTTAGAGACAATGAAACCAAGATTCTAGTTGCTACTATCTCTGCTAATGCCAATGCCAATCAAGACGATGGTATTGAAGAACCTGTGTATTCTCAAGAAGCTAAAGATAACTTAGCTGAGAAAATAAGAGAATTCGACGAGAGACTTAGATTAGATAGGGATAGACTGACATTTGATAAGCAAAAAGCTAAAACAGATGCCAGGTTAAAAGAAAAGCAAATAAATAAGAAAACAACAACTAGTAAATAACTATGGAAGAATTTGGAACACTCTGGTCTGCTGTCAGTTATGTTTTAACTACAGGCGTTGGTGGCTTCTTTGGATGGCTCTTCACCAGAAAGAAATATAATGAAGAGGTTGAAAGTGTCAGAGTTCAAAACTTTGATGCTGCCATTGAGGCATACAAGAAAATGTATGAAGACATGATTGATGACCTCAAAAATCAAGTTAATGACTTAAAGGAAGAGAATGCGTCATTAAAGGAAGAACTTTCTGAGAACAGAAAGCAAATTATTACCCTCACAAATTTTGTCTTGGCGAATGCTATTCGTAGTGGCGAGAGTGCCGGGAACTTTGATGACTTAAAAGAAATTGTTAAATAAATCAAGATATGAAAAAGAAGGTTAATTTAAGACTCGTCACAGGTGACCCTAATCTGGTTACTAAGGACGAAATTTATGTGGAATATAACGCCAATGGTGTTATCACTGCTCTCAAAAAGAGAAATGACGCTGGCGAACTTGCCGTGATTGTTGATGAGCATGTTGACCAATATGTCCTTGAGAATTCTAAGTCTGCTACTGTAGACCTTAAGACTGCCACTGCTGGACAGACTATCAATGTCACTCCTACCACCGGTAAGGATGCTATGAAGAAGGTGGTCATTAGCATTGTTGATACTACTGAAAACAATGGCTAAGTCTAAAGCTAAAAAGACAACAGGCAGACCTAAGCCACTAGTTCATACCCCTGGACTGACAAAGACTAAGAGAAGGTTTGGTACTGGAGGGAAACTCAAGAAGAAGACTTCATAAAGTAACCATAGAAGTATTGAAGGTGATACCTATGCTTTTGGCATTAGTTTCACTCTTAAATAGTACTCTATCTTACTTTGGTATAGACTTAGTGATACTGTCCTATATAGGATGTACATCCTTCCTATCGTTGGCATTTCTCTACCTCGCAAGCTACTGTTTTGGGTTCTGTTCATATCATAGGATGTTTTTACATTATGTAGTGGTTAATGACCTGTTATCAATTTATGATTACCATATAGGAATACCTATTTCGGATATTGGATTGTTCTTAATACACTTAATGATAACAGGTCTTACTCTCTACTTGATACTTTATCTACATATAAAAGATGGTAAGCGTATTTCAAAAACTTCTTAGAAAAATAGACAGAGATATAGACGCGGGTAATAGCAATTTAACTGAAGAGGAAGAACTTGAACTAGTTGAAATATTAAAGGTCTATACTAGACGGGATAAACCAATGAGTAAGTATCAGGCGTATACTTATTTAAATATAAGTAGAGCAACCTTTGATAATCTTGTAAAAGAAGGTAAACTTCCAAAAGGAGTAAAAGTAGAAGGATTTAAAGAGCTCTTCTGGTATAGAAGAGACTTAGATGCTTACTTAAAAGATAATAATTGAGATGGCAATAAAGAAAACAATTAAAAACGAACAGCACCAAGTAATTCATCCGATAACAGATGTTACTGCTGTTGAAGGTCTTAATGAGGCTCTTGCTGGAAAACAAGATGTTTTACAGTCTGGAATAAACATTAAGACCATCAACGGCGAAAGTATCCTTGGCTCTGGTAATATCATAGTTGATAGCGGGGGTCAAACTATTGCTGTAGATGCCGAAATGTCTGAGGAATCTGAAAACCCAGTGCAGAATAAGGTGATTACTGAGGCTATTAATGAGAAGTATACTAAGCCTGATACAGGTATTCCTACCACTGACATTCTGGATTCTGACCTCAATATGACTCAAGCTCAGATTAACCGAATTGTCATTGGTGGTAATATTACGGTTAATCTTGCTGCTAGTCCTAGTCCTATATTTGTTGGAAGAGCCACTACGATTAACCTGACCGCCACTGTCAGTACTTCTGCAAATATTATCAAGATTAAGAAGGGAGATACTGTTCTTATTGAGGGTAGTGGTACTTCTGTGACTACAAGCGATAGCATCACTCCTGCATCTGCAGGTAACACTGCTTATACTGCTGAATTTACTATTGGTGGTCTTGAGAAGACTGCTTCCAGAAGTGTGGCTGCGGTCTATCCTATCAGAGTGGGTACTGGTGCTGAGTATGTTGAAGGGACAGCCCTGAATACTCCTAAGACCTCTCCTGCTGGTACTTATCAGGTCAATGTTGCCAATGATGGCGACTATGTATTCTTCAATGTTCCTGCTACAATGACAATCAATGGTGCCACTATGGGTGGATTTACATTCCCTCTGGATGCTCCTCAAAACAAGACTATTGATGGTGTTTCCTATAAGTCTTATAGGAGTAGCAACACCTATGATGCTGGGGCTTTAACAATTATACTTTCGTAAGATATATGGCAAATATAGATATTGGAGGTAGACTCCATAGTACAGCGACTGGTAATGTTGTTGCTGGAGCAAATGAAATACTTGATGATTCTAAAGGAAAGAAGCAGAGTGTCATTAATCAGGAAACTGGAGAAGCCCTCTCTTCGTTAAATACAGAGGTTGCAGGTAAGCAAGACACTATTAATGACCTCTCTACTATTCGTAGTGGGGCTGCTGCAGGTGCGACAGCCTATCAAAAGCCTTCAGGTGGTATTCCAAAATCTGATACCGACAGTGGAGTACAGCAGTCTCTTGATTTAGCTGATACTGCTATCCAAGCAGACCCTATAGGGACTATTGTTCCTCCAGTTGACCCGAGTGAGTTTGCTACCCAAGAGGAAGTTAGTCAATTAAGTGCCGATTTGACCGACTTGGCTTACCCAAACGAATACACGATACTTGACAAGGACGAACTACTTTCCGGGAAGTTTATCAGTAGTAACGGCACTGCGACGGACTTCGCAAATTATGACATTTATGTCTATTCTTTGGCGAATATCAACCGTGTACGGATTAAGGCATCCACCGCAGTAGATTCGTTGCTTTTATATGCGTTCTATTCTACCGATACGATTGCGGCCGCGAATGTTGTTGAACTTGGAGAAAACCCTACCGATGGAAGTTACGATAAGATTGTGAGTGTACCTGCGGGTGCGAATTATCTTGCCGTAACCATTTGGAAAACGGGTGGACAAGTTACTGAAATTTCAAAGGTAACACGGGGAAACTTGCTGGAAGATGTAAAAGAAATCCAACAGGATGTTAGCGAGATTGACGATGTGTTGGAAGATTCCGTAGAAAAGATTAACACATACCATCCTTTTTTCCCAATCAGCGCGACAATGACCGCCGACAGGACGGATGAAGGAAAGTTCTTGAAACAAAACGGCGACGAAGATGCCCACGCGAATTATAGTGTACTTGTTTATGACTTGACGGGAATAAGCAAGGTAAACATTTATGGCAAAAACGCAAATTCAGTTGTCCGTGTTTATAATTTTTATAATAGCGACACATTGAGTTCTGCGACACTCGTTTCTGCTGGACCGGAAATGACGCAGAACTATGATTACGATGTTGATGTCCCGGAAGGTGCTACCTTCCTCGCTTGCACGAAGTTCAATAACCAAACCCTTTCCGTTTCAATGTTGTCCTCGGAACAGGTTGCAAACGAAGTGAGGGTGGAGAACGGGAACAAGGTTACTTTCTGCACCCCATCTGGCGGGAAGAAACTTTATATGGTAATCGGGCCTACTGACCCCGGTATGGGGAACGGGCTAATTGATTTCCGATATTGGGGTTATGTCCCTATGAACGGGAATTTAAGTTCAACGCCAACCGAATTGTACCATAGTAGTTCCGATTGTTTTGGCCCGTTCCGTATCAAGGCATTAAGCAACATAGACGGGGACGATGTGGATAGTAACAACTTCACGGGTGGCTCCCACCAATATAACAACGGAATAACTGGTAGCACACCAACGGCCCGGCTTGGTAATGTCGAAATCCGTGTGGACGGTGTTCGTGTCGAATCGTTCCAGGGTGCGTTCCGCGAATTTGAAATGATTTGGGAGGCGTTTGTCCAAGCGAACAACACACGGAAATCGGACGGAACGGGACGGGAAGTCTTGAAGGAAATTATCACATTGAAGTACATCGGCGGCGAGTTCCTTTGCCGCACCGAACTTGTGCCACTTGAAGATATTAGCATCTATCGTTGGTACGGCTACCAAACCTGCGGATATAATCCCGGCAACCCGCCCAGCATTGGCGACTATTGGTATTATGTAAACGCCACAAATCGGGAGTTAAACAACGCCAAGTCTGGAAACAAGGATGCGGTCGGTATGGTTGCGTGGACTGACGATTTTCACCAAGAAATGTGGATTGACCCGTCCATTGATTTGGGTAAGCGATTTTTCGTTACCGACAACATTGATAATGGGATATTCCGTGATGGTAGCAAGGCGTACTTTATGATTGTGGACTTTGCGAACACCATCCAAGCGAACAACCGCTATATCTTGGATGGAAAGTTCATCTTCAAACTAAAATAAATCCGGCCCTAAATGATTGACATTTTTCTTGTGTAATTCACTGATTTTTCGTATCTTGTAGTACATTAAAACTACTACGATTATGGACTTTCACGAAGAAAAAATCATCTGCCCGAATTGCGGAGAAGTACAGGTTGCGAAGGTTGAACACACCGTGCCGTTTTATTCCTATGTTCACACTTGCGAGAAATGCGGCTATACAATTTTGGAAAGCGAATGGGAACAAGAGCGGCCCAAAGTGACTAAGTTATGAGATAAAATATCGACTTAAAAGGAGTGGTTAACCCCACTCCTTTTTTGTTTATTTTAAATACATTACTAAAGAAAACCCCATTATAGTTAACTCTGTAATGGGGTTTAGTATTGTTGTCTTTCCTGAGATATTTGACTTATCTTTGCATCCGTAAGCTTACAGAAGAAACTATTAATGATTAAATGATTTAAAATTATGGCAGAAGAAGCGAAAACTTATGTCTTTGGAAATGACTCCCAAGTTCCTGCTTGGCTTGCTATGAACAATGGCAATGGCCTCTTTGGTAGTAATGGTCTTGGCGGTGGTATTGTTGGTTTCATCCTTGGTCTCCTCTTTGGTAATTGGGGTGGCTTCGGTGGATGGGGAGGCTTTGGTGGTGGCAATAGTGCCGCTGCTGCTCTGGGTGCTCAGGCTGATAGAAATAACAATGCTGACCTTATTCTGAACGCCATCAATGGTACTGATGCTGATGTCAGATTGCTTGCCACTACTCTTAATGCCGATGTGAATTCCGTCAAGGATGCTCTCGGTGTTATCAATACTGGTCTTGCTACTCTTGGTTCCCAAGTTGGAATGTCTTCCCTGCAGATTGTGAATGCTATTCAGGCTGGTAACTCCACGCTTGCTTCTCAGTTAGCTCAGTGTTGCTGCGAGAATAGACTGCTCACTACTCAACAGGGTTATGAGTCCAGAATTCAAACTATCGAACAAACAAATCTGTTAGGCTCTCAGGCCGATAGAAACACTAAGTCCATCACCGATGCTATTGCTGCTCAAACAGTTGCGATGAATGATGGCTTCTGTGCTATCAAGGAAAGAGAGTTACAAAGTAAGATTGACAGCCTCACGGCGCAGAACACTATCCTCAGAGGTCAGATTGACAATGCTGCTCAGACCGCTCAGATTGCCGCTCTGTTAGAGCCCATTCGGACTGAAGTGAATTCCATTAAGGCCTCTCAGCCTAATACTGTTCCTGTGCAGTGGCCTAACCTCACAGCTGTAAATAATACTCCTTATTACGGTTATGGTTATGGTGCTGGTTCCTACTGGGGTTAATGTATAGGAGGGAAACACTATGGCTAGATTCCCTTACCAATATATTAACATCAATGGGATTCCTACAATTGAGGCAAGAAAGGTAACTGTCACTGATACTACAGTTGATTTCCAATTTAATCCCGACTTCGACGGCACTCCGTTTAGGGGACTGTTGTTAGTCTATCTCCCTGACGCTATCCCTACAGGGACTACTACAACTCTTCCTGTGACATTCACTATGGCTGGTAATACTCAAACTCTTACTTTTGCTGGTGGTGATGCGGTTACTGTTGCTGACTTTGGTTCTATTGGTGTCCACATTGTATACTATGACAGATTTGCTGGTCTTTTACAGTTAATTGGTTAATTAAAAGTGTAACATTATGTTTCAGTCAGTAAGACCTAACAGTCAAATATTTATTCTACATAAGGGTGATACTCCTAGGATAGAGCTGGGAAGTGTGGCTAATCAGCCCATGGCAAGAGCGAAGTATCAATTACCTACTGCTTTTGGACAACCTCAGGAAATGGTGGTAGATTTAATTGTTAAAGTTGGCGATAGAACAGTCAACTATAATAGTTTACCAGCACAGTTAGATATTGCAGACTCTGCCAGTAACGGAGAGAGTATTGTAATCTCTGATAACAGGGAAGCAATGAATGCAGAAATACTGAATTTAAAACAGAAGAGTACGGATATAATTAATAGTATAGATTTTCATAAAGGATTGGTTGAAGAGTATGATAAAATTCTTTCCCAACTCAATCCTGAGTTTGCCGAAAAGCAAGAGCAGAAGCAGGAGCTTGATACTCTCAAAGCTCAGATGGCAGAAATGTCTAGGAGTATCTCTGCCCTTATGGAAACAAATAAGCAACTGATTGAGAAACTACAACATTAATTTTTATGAGAATGTGGGAAATAAGAGAAAATGATGACTACAGATTTGGTCGGAGAGGTTCCTTTGGTATGAAGGAGCACGACAAATCTTACGAGGAAGGCTATGAGCGTGGCTATGAAGATGGCTACTCCAGAGCTATGAAGGAAACCTTCTATTCGCATGAGAGAGATTCTTATGGAGAGCGTAGAGGGATGAGATAATGGTTTAACTGGGAGTAGGAAACTACTCCCTTTATTTATTTAATTATGAGACTGGATTACAAACAAAAGTTTCCTTCAGGAATGGAGGAGTATTTATCCTACTATGGCTGGCACTTCTCAAAGAAGATGGTAGATTGGGCTACTTCAAAGATGTATAAAACTGTTGGTGGTAATAAAAGATACTTAGATGCTATCAGTAAGGAAAGTTTTGAGGAGATGCTCAGGATATATAATGTATCACTTGAATGCAAACACGAATATGACTGTCTGTATGTAGCTAATATGGCTAAAGCCGATTTCTTAGGCTCATCTATTCCTGATGAGAGAAGTCTTCTTCTTTATGTCAAGGACTACACAGAAGACCCAGATGGTTATGATGGATTGCCTTTTACTAGATTCTATGCTGACTGTATAGGTTCTGGTTGTGCCATTCCTTGGGAGGATGTAATATGATTGTCCAAGATATTTACCTGGAAGACTATGATTGGAGTATAAGAGTTTACTATGCAGTTAATGAGTATTACATATCAAATATTCTTATAGACCTCATAGATATTGACTGTAATAAAGAGGCGTATTTCAAAATTAAAAAGTTGATGGAAGACAGAAAGAACAATATTGGATTTACCTATTCTAATATAGAAAAGAGAGCCTCTATAGTCCTTATTGGTATGACTGACAGTGCCGATGAGTTCCAGGACACATATGACCATGAGAAAGGTCATCTAGTAATGCATATTAGCAGAGCACTTGGCATAGACCCATACAGTGAAGAGTATCAATACCTTGCCGGAGAAATAGGCAAAAGGATGTTTAAGAAAGCGCAGAAGTTGCTCTGTGATACTTGCAGAAAATATGTCAGTAATTAATGTATAGGAGAGTGTATACTCTCCTATATTTTTGTATAATTTCCTTTATGGAATAATAAAGATTTTATTTAGAATCTTGTAGATTTTCAAACTTTAATTTATCTTTGCACCACTATTAGTTAAAGGAGAAATATTATGGGAGTACTTGGTATTGACAACATTCTGTCTGAGCAGGACATTGATATGCTCTTTCAGACAGATGACAATGAAGAAACACAGGATTCTTCCCCTGAAAGTGAAGAAACAAAAGATACAAAAGAAACTACTGAGGAGTTGAATGTCGAAGGTTTATTTGACGAGACCCCGGAGAGCGTAGGTAGTGAAGAGCATCAAGAGGTCGAAGACACCACTTCTGAAAAGAAATCTGGTTCTTCTCCTTCTAACAACTTCTACTCTTCCATTGCCAAAGCCTTGAAAGAAGATGGTGTCTTCCCTGACCTTGATGATGAAACTGCTGATGGTATTAAAGAAGCTGAGGACTTTGCTGAAGCCATTGAAAAACAAATTCAATTACGGCTTGATGAGAAGCAAAGAAGAATTGATGAGGCCCTTTCCAGTGGTGTTGAAAATGATACTGTAAGACAGTACGAGAATACTCTTGCCTATCTTGACAGTATCTCTGAAGACAATCTTAATGCAGAAGGAGAACAGGGTGAAAACCTCAGAAAGCAGTTAATTTATCAGGACCTTCTCAACAGAGGTTATGAGAAGGAAGAAGCTCAGGAAGAGCTTAAGGAAATCTTTGAGAACGGCAGTGACCTTAGAAAGGCTAAAAGAGCCTTGGCTGCTAACAAAGATTTCTTCAGAAAGAGCTATCAGAAGATAGTTGATGAGGCTAAGGAGGAAAGAGCTCAAGAAGAGAGAGAAAGAAAAGAACAGACAGAAGCTTTGAAGAAATCTATCCTTGAGGATAAAAAGGTCTTCGGTGAACTTCAGTTAGACAAGAGCACTAGACAAAAGGTTCTTGACAACATTAGCAAGCCGGTCTATAAGGATAAGGAGACTGGAGAACTCTTTACTGCTTTACAAAAGTATGAGATGGAAAATAAGACTGAGTTCATTAAGAATGTAGGTCTGTTATTCACTCTTACAGATGGCTTCAAAAACCTTGATAAGTTAGTTCAAGGTAAAGTTAAGAAAGAGGTCAAAAAGGGACTCAGAGAATTAGAACATACACTCAACAATACCTCAAGAAGTTCTGACGGTAACCTTAAATTTGTGAGTGGTGTTAGTGAAGACCCTGAGTCGTTCATTGGTAAATGGGATATTGATATTTAATTTCACAAGTTCAATTAATAATTAATTCACAAATTTATGGCTGGAAAGTTAAATAAATTTCAAATGGTCGGCTTCAACCATTGGAAGGGCCTGACCAAGGAGAACCACCTGGGTTCCATCTTTGCTTTAGCTCCGCAGAAGGCCACCAATCTTATGGTTCAGCTGCTTGCTTATTACAGAGGTAAGACCCTTGACACCTTCCTCAGTCAGTTCCCTACTAAGGAGTTTGATACTGACGATGAGTACACATGGGAAGTTGTTGGTTCCTCCAGAAGAAACATTCCTCTTGTTGAGGCTAGAAATGCTGCTGGTTCTGTGATTTCCGAAGGCGTTGCTGGTGCCAACACTGAGCCGTTCTATCTGGTCTTTGCTGAGGATTGGTTCGCTGATGGCGAGGTTATCGCCGGTGAAAAGAATGAGGTTTATCCTCTGAGAGTTCTGGGTGAGCCCAGAATGGAAGGTACTAATGCCGTCTATAAGGTGGAGCTGATGGGTGCTAATACCTCTGGTATGCCCGCTGCCGAGCTGACTGCTGGTAAGAGATTCTCTGTTGAGTATGCTCCTGTTGAGAAGGAACTCTCCAGAAAGGTTGGTGATGTGAGATTCTCCTCGCCTATCTCTATGAGAAATGAGTTCTCCACTATCAGAATTCAGCATAAGGTCCCTGGTTCCATGCTTAATAAGAAGCTTGCTGTCGGTGTTCCTACTGTTGAGGAAACTGCCAATGGTGGTCTCAAGAAGACTGTCAGAGACATGTGGATGCATGTCGTTGATTGGGAGGTTGAGTGCCAGTGGTCCGACTACAAGAACAACATCCTGATGTACGGTAGAAGCAATAGAACTGCCAACGGTGAGTACATGAACTTCGGTAAGTCCGGCAATGTCATTAAGATGGGTGCTGGTCTGAGAGAGCAAATGGAAGTTGCTAATACTGTGTATTACAACACCTTCTCCCTGAAGCTTCTGGAGGATGCCCTCTATGAGCTGTCTGCTGCTAAGCTTGACTTTGGCGACAGATACTTCATCATCAAGACTGGTGAAAGAGGTGCTTCTCAGTTCCACAAGGCTGTCCTTGACACTATCTCTGGCTGGTCTCAGTTTGAGATTGACAACAGCTCCGTCAGAGTGATTGATAAGACTCAGTCCAATCTGCATAGCAATGCCCTCAAGGCTGGCTTCCAGTTTGTTGAGTTCCTCGCTCCGAATGGTGTGAGAGTCAAGGTTGATGTTGACCCGTTCTATGATGACCCTGTGAGAAATAAGGTGATGCACCCGATGGGTGGTGTTGCTGAGTCTTACAGATATGATATCCTCTACATCGGTACGATGGACCAGCCGAACATCTTCAAGTGCAAGGTGAGAGGTGATGAGGAATACAGAGGTTATCAGTGGGGTCTTAGAAACCCGTTCACTGGTGCTAAGAACAACCCTTACATGAGCTATGATGAGGATTCCGCTGTGATTCACAGAATGGCCACTCTGGGTGTCTGCGTTCTTGACCCGACTAGAACTATGTCGTTAATTCCTGCTGTCCTGCAGGGCTAATCGAAACAAAAGGGAGGAGTAACCCTCCTCCCTTTTTTAAATAAAGGAGAAGTATGAAAAAAATGGAAGAGAAAGCAAAAAGTACTGAGCTGGGTTTTGAGCTCGACGAATCTCCTATTGAAATGAAGGAGGTTCCTATTAAGGCTAATCAAGAGGTTAAGGAAGAACCCGAAAGAGCCACCTACAACCCTAGTCCTAGAATTAATGTTCTCAGAAATGAGAGAATCATTGTAAGACATATTCCGAAGGAAGGCGGTATGGTAACCAATCCTAAGCATGTCCTTTACGGTGGTATGGCTGAAAATGCTTCGAGAACATTTGTTGCTCCTAGATTAAGGTCTGGTTCTTTTGTGAATGTTCTTACAAATGAAGAGAAGTCTTTCCTTGAGGCTGCTATGGGTTATGAAGTTGGTGCTCTTAGTGCTATCAGAAAGGTTAATAACTTCTGGGAGACTGTGAGTGTTCGGCTTACCAAGCAAGACAACTATCTTGATTTATCCAGTCCAGATGACTATATCAAATATAAGGTACTGTTAGCTAATAAGGATTTTATTGCTCCGTCCCTTCAGGCGTTGCAGGACGACCCTAAAGCTACTTACCAGTTTGTTATTATTTCCGAAGGCGAAGAGGATAGACACGCTAAGGACAACATGAGCACTCTTATGAAGTGTTATAAGGAGTATGGCAAAGTTGAAAATGATGTTTATACCCTTAGAGTCATTGTTGAAGCTATTGACGGTAGAGCTACAGCTCCTAATTCTAAGCTGGAGTTCCTGCAGGGTAAGATTAATAATCTCATCCAAGCCAATAGCAAATTATTCCTTA